TGTAACAGTTGTTGCCGTTTTTGATAATACAGTCGCTCCTGCAGGAATACCAGTACCACTTACTTTATCACCAACTGATATTTGGTTTATATCTCCTCCAATAATCGTTATTACAGGACTACCTGATGTTCTATTTGCTAATAATGAACCACGACCTATTAAATCGGCACCCATTGCAGAAATAACATTATTTGACGTACCAGTTGATAGTGGTAAATAACTATTAGTAGGTAAAGCGCCTAATGTTATAAATCCATTGGTGTTAACAGCAAATTGAGTATATGTTGTCCCGTTATAAACAAAATTAAACCCAATTGATTCTAATGCTGTTGAGTTATAATCATCTAAAAAATTTGTGTTTGTCCAACTTGTAAAGTTGTCATAGTTTGCACCACCAGTTATTGGTGTGTAAGTACCAGTTGATGTTGCGAATGTATACGAACTAACTTGTGTAAAACCCAAAAAAGAAATTAGGGTAAATAGTAAGATTAAAAAACTTTTCATAATTAAGTATTTTTTCTTAATAAATACTTTGAAAAAGTTTAATTATAAAGTAAATTTTGTGTCAAATGAACATTTAGTGGTGATAGATTATAATTTGTTTGATTTACGGATATTTTCTTCACCCCATAATGGTTGAAGGTTTTCTAATGACCAACAAGACATAAATTCTTTATCACCAATTTCTGTAATTTTAAACGATGATATTGGTTTTATATGGTCTACGTGCCACTCACCATAATTATCCCAAGTCATATTATCTTTAAATTTATTTTCTAAATGTTCTATTAGATTTTCTGGTGAATATTTAAGTATGTCAAAATAGTGTCCGTTTTTTTGAACTTGGTTTTCTTTTAATACTTGGTATATTGCGGTTCTAAAATTATTGATTAGTTTATAGATGGGGTCATTTGCTTTACGGGTTCTTTCGTAGTTTCTTTTTATTTCACGAATTTTGTCTATGTTTTTTTCACGATATTCTTTTAAATATTGTTTTCTGTGTTCTTTGTTTTGTTCGTACCAATATTCATAATTTTTTCTCTTACGTACTTTTGTTTCGGGTTTAGATTCGTGTTTTTTCACAGCAACTTTTCGCCCACCAATAAATCTTCTTCCAGGTGGGCCAACTTGTATACCATTTCCTTTCAAAATTCTTAAAATAATTTGTTGATTTAAGTTTATTTTTTCTGATATAGTTTTTGAACCTAATAATTCATTATTATACATTTTAAGTATTGTATCAATGGTTTCTTGTGTTGGGATATACTTCTTCATATAATATAAATATACCATATAAGTATAAAAAATCAATTGTTTTTATATAAACAAAAAAAGGTCAGATTTCTCTGACCTTTTCCTTATATTTTTAAGGATTTTGATTATCTCAATTCTCTTAAATCAAATGTACGAACACCGTCAACAGTAACACGGGCGTAGAACCTGTTATTTACCATTTTTTTCGCATATCTGGTCATAATACCTTTGATAGGCGTAAAGTTGAACGGATTATACATTGTAGGTGTTAATTGTAGAGGTACATACGGTGCGTAGATGTAACCTGTGTCTAATAAAGACGTTCCTTTGTGACCCAACAAAATTGTGTTTGGTGGGAAGTAAGGGTCTCTATACACTTGGTAACGACCAGCCAATGTTCCAACTCTTTCAATACCCATGTTGTATTGGTCTTGCTCAGGAGACGCGTTAGATACGTGGAAGTATTCTAAGTCATCAAAGATTGCAGAAACCTCAGAAGATACAACAATCCAGTTAGCACCACCTCTCAAAGTTGATTTGTGAATTTGTGCAGACAATTGGTTGATTGCAGTAATCAAAGTTTGGTTCCAATCTTTTTGAGTGTAAGAAGTTGTTAAACTTAATCTTCTCCATCCGTTGTAATCCCATCTCAAGTTCCAAGCAGCACCTTTTCTCAAATCTCTTAAGATTTCTCTATCGATTTCAGCAGCAACTTGCTCAGAAAGTAATGCTGTAAGTTCAGCTTCAGCATCGATGTTATGGAATGCAGCAACGTCTTGAGCAAGCTCTGGAGACCATTGTGCTCTTAATTTTCTTTCAGATACAGAAACTGTTACAGATTCTAAGTCGAAAGAAACTTCTCCGATTTTTTCTTCAAATTCTAGTTCTTCGTATCTTCTCCATACAGCAGTAAATGATGTACCAGAAGTAATTGCGGAAATAGAAGAACCTGTGTATCCGTCTAATGTATCATTACCACAGCTAGCACAAGCAGGACAAGAAAGGTCAACTTCTAAGAAGATACAACCATTTGCATCACAGATATCGTAGAAAGATCCACCATTACCTGTGTTAGATGCAGTTCCTGAAGGACTTCCACCAGGGAAATAAGTTTGTGATTGTTGACCATATTCTACAATTCCTTTACCATATTTTTGAGTAACAACTCTAAATAAAAGTGGTGTAGCAGCTGTAGGAAGTGGACAAGTATTTCCAGAAGAAAATCCAAGACCAGAGTTTGGTAAAATTTTCAAATCTGAAAGGAAAGTTTCAGAATCAATCTCATTTCCGTCAGGTCCAATTAATTTACCAGCACCTGGTAAGTTATTCCATCCGCAAAGTTTGATAAGAACTTTTCTTGTGTTACCAATATAACGATCAACTAATGTTCCTGTTGCGTCAACTAAAGAACTACCAGTCCAAACAACAACTGTAGCTGGAGCTGTAATTGCAGACCAACGACCTTTTGAATAGTCAAATAATCCACCTGGATCTAATCCTGGTTCAGCACCTTCGTAGAATAAATCATAAAGATTTTTTGCGTAAGGGAATCCAGAGTCATAACCTTGTCCTGGACTGTTTTGACCAGAGTTAACTGCTTCTGGAGAACCAACTGGTGGATAATGAACACCTGATGTTCCGTTATCATAACCACTTGAATATCCTTGGATTTTAGGTACGAAGTAGAACAATTTACCAATTGGTAAGTTCATAGCTTGTACAGATACGATATCGTTAGCTAATAATTTAGAGAATACTCTTCTAACGATAGGGAAAACAACAGTTTCGAAAGCTCCGTTTGAACCTTCAGAAGTTGCTTCGTTAATTAAGTGAGACGCTTGGTTTTCATACAACTGCGCAACGTTCTCTTTTAAATGTCCTTTAAGACCTTCTAGGAATCCTAATCTATCCCATTTGTTAATTGTATCTTCTTTGATAACTTTAAGGTGTTTTAACCCAATGTTACCAACAAGACCTGATTCTAATAATGCTCCCATTTTTATTTGTTTTTTGGCTTTATTTTTTATTTATGTATATTATAAATATACTGTACTTTTAAAAAGTTTATTTTATTTTAGTCATTAAGTCTTTCATTCGTAAAAACTGTGGATTTTCATACGTTTTTGATTCAATCAAATTTACCGCAGATCCAGTAGATGGAGTAATCTCTACTCTTCTTTGTACTGATTCTGTGATTGTATTTTCACTAGATTTTGGCGAGTCTAACTCTGACTTAAGTGTTCTGTAAAGATTTTTAGATTCTTTTAAAGTTTCGGCATTGTCGAATCTTCTAAGAATATTAATCTTTTCTTGTTTAGTTGTTGAATGTTCTGTGAACAATCTAGTTGCATAAGCAAGGTTTGAATTAAATACAGCAACTTCATTTAATTTAGTTCTAAACAAATCAAGTGCTTTTCTGTATTCATCATTTTTTGCTCTTAATAACTCAAGTTCTTCAGTACTTTCTTTTCTTAGGTTAGCTGGTGCCGCTCTTCTTTTGTCTACACCAGGTTTACCCCAAGATCTACCATTACCTAAAGTTCTTGACGCTTCTTTAAATTCTGATTTTCTCATAGAAGGTTTAGGTTTTACATTGAATTTACCCTCTAAGTTTTCACCTTCTTTATATTCGAATTTTGCTTTACCAGTACCCATAGTTTTGTTGGCGTTTTTCTTAACTGTTTTAAAACCGCCATCCATGTTTGGTTTTTTACTCATTCTATATTTAGAAGCATTACCCATTCCGACACCTTTTGCTTTAAATCCTTTAGCTTCCATCATTCTATGGTTACGAATATCTTCAAAATCATCTTCCATAAATTCAATTGGAGTTTCAGAATCTTCAAAATCCATCATATCATCCAATTCTAATTCGTAGATGTTTTCAGTTGTTTCTGCCGGCATTGGACTTCCATCGTCTTGTTGTCCACCAGGAGTTGTTCCTTGTTGACTACCTTGAACCATTAGTTCTTCTTCCGCCAAAGACGAATAATCAAAATCATCTTCAAAATCATCTTCAAAATCATCTTCAAAATCATTAGAGTTAAATTTACTAGCAAGTGAATCTTGATTTAACATTCCTTTTTCTCTAATACCCATATCCAATTTGTTCATAGGCATATAGTCACCAAATTCATCTTCTTCTTCATCCTCCTCGTCTTCAAAACCAAAAGATAAATTTTCAAAATCATCTTCATCTTCATCATCACCAAAATGATGTGAATACAAATCAAATTCAGATTTACCAAATTCTTTTAATTCACTATCATCCATCATTGATTCAGAAAGTTGGATAATGTATTCTGTATCATTTTCGTTATCAGATAAATGTATCATATTATCATCTCTTTTTACTACAACACCATCGTTATCTCCCATCGCTCTAAATACTCTTAAAACTTCAGCATCTGAAGCTTGGGTCAAATCGACTGTGTCATCATCAGAAGGTATTACTGGTTGACCCATCATTTCTTCATCACCCATATCATCTATGGCATATTCATCGTCATCAGTACCTTCTTCGTTATCAATATCAGTGTCCTCAATGTCCACGTCAATCTCTTCTTCATCCTCAACCTCATCTTGTTCTTTTAGAGATTCTTTTACTAATGAATTGATTTCTTCCTTCATCGTAGATGAAAGTATTCCTTGTGCGTTCCTTTGTAAAGACTCTTCCAAATTCTTAATCTGGAATAATGCGTCTTCTACTTCTCTTTGATTTCTTGCCATTTTTATTTTTTGACTTTATTCAAATAAATACATTGTTTTTTGAAAAAGTTTAATTTTAGACAATAAAAAAAGGGAATAACTAATGTTACTCCCTTTTTGTAAAAAATATTTTTTAAGTTTTTATTCTATAACCTCATCAATTTTACTTTCGGTAATTGATGTAATCCTCCAGTCCATTGTGTAGTTTTCATAGATTTTGGTCACTTTTGCCTCAACATCCGTTGGTGTGTACCCTAAAACTAATTTTTCTTCTTTTACTTTTTTTACTCTTCCAGATTCTGAATCTAACAAATCTGATGTAATCTTTGCTACAAAATATTTTTCTCCTTGTTCCATAATTTTTTTTATTTACCCAAAT